CACGTAAGGTGCCTCAGCGGGAGGCCCATCCCACAACCCACGCACGATGGCGTGGTGGGTGAGGGCAAAGGCTGCAAATGACGGGATCGCCCCTAAGGGCTGACCTGTCATCCAGCGCACTCCAATGGCGCTGCGCACGCTTCCCTTGTACCCGACTCTTGCGGGTATCCGGGACAAGACCGTAAAGGTGTCAACCCACATTCGCTGGTTCGCCGTGCGGGACAGTTCCATCAGCACGGTTCTAGTGAGCTGGAGAGGCATGCGATCGGTGGCCGAGGACAGGTCGAAGGAGAATACCTCCTTCCCTTCCTTAAGCCAACCAATCACCCTCTCAGCTCCAGCCACCTGGTTGAAGGTGCAATCCTGTGGGATCTTCGCGAGCTGGGAGTACAACTCCTTCGCCCACGGACCCATGAGGTACTGCACCCACTGACTAGGCGCGTAGAAGAACCGTGCCTTCCCGTCCCTCTGCACGCGGCAACGCACGGTACCAATGGTACCGTACTCTGCCCTGGGTGACTCCAAGTTCCGCTCAAGGAGCATGCATGGAACCTGTGCTAACGCATAGGGCCATGACTCCTCTATGCCAAACCTAGAGGCCCATAATCGCAGGGTCTGTGAGTCCACGGCGAGTTCCTCCCACTCAAGGGAGAGCTTCCCGTCGGGGCCCACAGTGCGAAGCGCCAGAGGGTTACGGACAGGAATCACGTTCGGCAAGCGAACCTCCGGGAGTATACGTCTCATAGGCTTATGGATCCCTATGTAGCTTAACGGGATCCAGGCCCTCGGGTGATTCCGATCACCCTTGTATGAGATAACATGTACTCCCTCTGGAATAGGGGACAGGACTGCCTTCTCGAACTTCTCAACGTCCTCTAGGGATGGCTCGTCCGACACCGCTGACATGGCGGTGAAGAGACGCCAAACCTGGACTAGTTGGGAAAACTTCCGAAAAGAGCCCTCACGGGCTATGCGTTCTGCATAGGTCAGATAGACCTGTGAGAACCATGCAGGCTTGTCGGGTTGCTCACCCGCTCGGATCTTGAGTAGGTATTGGATGACGCTCTTACAGCGCTCCGATGCCCACTTGAATCCGGAGTTCTTGGCCCAACGCTCTACCGCACGAGCCACAGAGAGCTTGTACGGTTTTGCGATAAGTGGATGTAGTGCCAGTGCTTGTCTTACGACGACTGTGCTCATGGTGAACACCTCCATGATGTGCAGTTTTAGCGTAAGGTGCGCCAGCACCCTCTCCACCCCCAAAGCCGTGGGCCTGAAA